GCCTGGGTCGAATCGACGAATTGCGGCAGGAACGCCGTGAAAATCAGGATCGCCTTGGGATTCCCTGACGATGGGCCATGTATACTTTGCCTTTTCGCGCTTTCCGGGGCCACCGCATGCCAACGAATGGGGCAAAAGTCTACAGCTACACGCGTTTCTCTGATCCGAAGCAGGCTTTAGGGCACAGCGCTGACCGCCAGCTTCAGTACGCCAAAGCCTGGGCCGCAGAGCGCGGCCTGACACTGGATGAATCCCTGTCACTGAAAGACGAAGGGTTGTCTGCATTCCATCAGCGACACATCAAGCAGGGTGCGCTGGGTGTATTCCTTCTTGCGGTTGATGAGGGACGCATCCCGCCCGGTTCAGTGCTGATCGTTGAGGGTTTGGACCGGCTAAGTCGAGCGGAGCCTATTCAGGCCCAGGCGCAATTGGCGCAGATCATCAATGCCGGCATCACAGTTGTGACCGCCAGTGATGGGCGAGAGTACAACAGGGAGAAGCTCAAGGCACAACCGATGGACCTGGTGTACAGCCTGCTGGTGATGATTCGTGCGCACGAAGAGAGCGACACCAAGAGCAAGAGGGTGAAGGCGGCTATTCGTCGGCAGTGTGAAGGCTGGATGGCTGGAACCTATCGAGGCTTGATACGTAATGGCGGCGACCCAAATTGGCTCCGCTCAAAGGGTGATGCCTGGGAGTTAATCCCCGAGCGCGTCGAGGTCGTCAAGTTTGCAGTCGCCAGGTACAGAGAGGGGCTTGGTGCGGATCGGACTCATCATCTGATGGCTGAGCGTGGTTACAACCTCAGCTCTTTGGGGGTCAATGTTCAGCAGCTTTATCGCCTAGTCAAGCTTCCGGCACTGAAGGGAGCGAAGCGGCTGTCTATCGATGGCGATGATTTTGAGCTGCCTGATTACTATCCGCGGCTGATGTCCGATGTGGAGTTTGACGAGCTTCAGGTGCTGACCACGCAGCGAAGTCGACGCAGGCCGAAGGGCGCTATACCTGGTGTCGTTACGGGGGTTGGGATGACGTGGTGCGGCTATTGCGGAACGGCGATGAGTGGCGTGAATCAGATGAGAAAGATCAAGCCAGACGGGAAATTACTGGACTGTAATCGCCGTCTGGTCTGTGTATCGAATATGAACGCGACTGGTTGCAAGGCTGGCAGCATCAGCGTGGCGCCGGTTGAGCGAGCCCTGATGGCGTATTGCTCCGATCAGATAAACCTCCAGCGGCTGCAAGAGCCGGCCCGTGAAGGACAGAATCTGCGTGTACACCTAGTGAATGCTCGGAAAGTGGTCGACGATCTGGAGCGCCAGTTATCCCGCGTGACCGAAGCGTTGTTAGCAGGAGAGAGCGATGGCGCTACGCCGATGGTTTTTGTCCGCAAAGCACGGGATCTGGAGGAGCAATTGCAAGGCGCGAAGACACAAGTCCAGCAGTCCGAGCGCGAGCTGGCAAGTGCAGCCTCACGTCAGACACCGGCAGACGCCAGGCTCTGGGCTGATCTCGCTGAAGCGGTCGACGGCCAAGAGGTAGAGCCCAGAGAGAAGGTCCGTCAATTGGTGATGGACACCTTCGAAAGGATCGTAATTTACATACGCGGGGTCGTGCCCGAGGGGCGCAAGTACATCGATGTACTGCTCATTTCCAGATCTGGCCAGCGTCGCTGGATGCGAATTGAACGCCGAACAGGTGTATGGGCGGCCGGTGTCGACCGCCCTGTATGATCAGGCTGCAAGCTTCTTGTTATGACCCTGTCCTGGCGGGGCGGTATGGACCACCAAGTGGCCATGCCCTTCCCAGAAGTTTTCCTGTACCTCAACACAGACGCGCCAGGCTGCCCAGGCAACATCATCACCGATGGCCAGAATGTTTCCATGCTCATCAACGATGGCTATGCGGGCGGGAACTCCTTCTGGGCCCGTGGCCTTGAAGCCGGTACTGACTGTCGCACTCAGAGTTGCGCCGTCCAGTATCGGATTGGGTAGAGCTACTTTCATGCGATCACCACTTTTTGAGGGTATTGGCACAAATCGCCTGCGCGGCGTGTAATGCCTTCGACCTGGCGCAACTTGCTGCATTGTTCGTGGTTACCGTGTGCACGCGACTTGTCGCATTTGTCGCAGATGGTTTGCAGATCGAGAGGTGGCATCTGTCCCTGGCGTATGCGGACTGTTCGACGTAAGGCGATCACGGCGTCACCTTCAAGTCGGTGGCAGGATTGGCTAGCGCGTGATCGAAAGAAACCCGGAACCCAGCTGCATTGCGGTGTCCGCCACCACCGTACTGTTTGGTAATCTCGGACACGTCCATGCCGGCGTCTGTGCTGCGCAGGCTAAAGTTTCGGCCATCAGGAGTATCGAAGTAGGAGCCGGCGAAGAGTTCGCCTTCAGCCATAACAGCCCCAGCATCGCTAGCAAACATGAAGGGAAGGTTTGCGACAGGTACATCGTGCCCGCCGATTAGCATGCGGCGTTTGGTGGTGCGCACCAGGTCGGCCACGTTCTTTTGGTGCTGGCGATTAATCGCCACGCCGTCGAGACGCAGTGCGTTGATATCATCGGCGAAGAGCTGGTCCCACGTTGTGAAATCCTGCGGGTAACTGAACAGGTCCGCCATGATCTCGCGGGTGCCGGGCAGATTGAATCGCCATAGATCACGGTCTTCGATGTGGTTGATCAGGTCTGGGCGCTGGTGCTGGGGGAAAAAGAAGTCCCAGACGAGACCGGCGCCTGAGCGATTCATGTCGAAAAGTGCGTGAAGTTTTCCGGTGCTATTTTTTTTGTGTGCCTCGTAGTGCAACTCTGCCTGCGGCACATTGGCCAAGTCGGCCATAGCTGTCTTGTGGTGATCGATTACGAGCACTGATTCGGCTTTATCTGCCAGTGCGACAAGTGCGTCATATTTGTAGGAGAAGTCGACAATGATGACGTTCTTGCCCGCGACGTCAGGGGCTGGCTCGCCGTAGTGCGCGGGATGGAACTCGACGTCAGGCCCCAGCGCCTTACGAACAACCCAGGCGGCGCCGAAGCCATCAGCGCAGTTTGCGTGGTAGATGCAGGTCGTTTGGGGGCTGAAAACGGGTTTCATTGATGGTTCTCGGTAGGCGGGCAGTAGCAACTTGGTATCCCCATCTACACGGCCTCTTGGCGGTGTAGGCTGAGTATTTGCGATGTTCGAAGGGTGCGTATACCCCACGACAGGCTGCGCGGGCTGGCGTTCCTGAGCGTTAAGCGTTGCTTCAGGGGGCGCTGCCACGCGCAGCTTTTCGTGGGGTATAAGTACCTCGGCAGTGGTGCTGGGAGAAGCAATAATGCCTGCTGCTGCGCAGCAGAAACTGTTTTTTACAGGCGTGTCGATCCCACTGTCGTTGCGGAGCGAAGCGGCCTGCACTTGCGTGTTGTCCTGTGAGTGCTTCATGCCGCTTTCCTCCGGTGTTCGATAGCAAGTTGATCCATCAGGCGCTGGTGATAGGTGAGCCGTGCTTCGGTGGCGGGCCACGGGCGGATGGTTTCTGCCATCGGTTCAATGCCGATCAGACAATCCCAGATAGCCGGGTCGGCTGGCATGAGGTCGCGGCGTTCGGTAGCTAGTGCGATCAGGTCGGCCTGGTGCACGCAAGCCGGCAGTTCGGGGGAGATATCGAAGCGCATGCAGACGCGCTGCCAGATCCAGTCCTCAAAATCCTGATAAGCGTGCATCCATTGCTTGAGTGGTCGGGTCATGTCGCCGAGGTAGGCTTCGGTGGCGTCGTGCAGCAGCGCGGCGAGTTTGTGTTCTTCCGGTACCAGATCGGCGACGATGCAGCTGTGCTGGGCCACGCTGTAGAACTCGCGAGTGTGGCCGTTGAAGCGGCATAGATGAGCCAGCGAGTGGCTGATATCCCGAGGGTCGATCATGTCGGCGTCAGGTTCGAATAAGTCGAAGCGCTTGCCGGTATGGGTCAGGATGCAGTTCATGCAGCCTCCTTGGTCAGATCGGCCAGCAAGAGTGCGTTCTTGGTGTCTTTGTGCAGTTTGCGCAGGGCATCGTTGCCGATCAGCGCGCCCAGCTGCCGATCGAACTCTTTGCGAAAACGCGTCAGCTCACGCAATTCGTTGAGGTTTTTTGTGTGTTGATGCTGGAGTGAACCAGCTGCCTCCGGGGTGAGGCGTAGCAATGGGATTGGGCGGCTCATGTGGTGTGCTCCTAGTGCTTTTAATGCTGGTGGTGGCAGCTTTTGGGCGTGGTGTACAAATCGTAGGGAGGGGCTGTTGGATCAGGCGTCGAAGCCGGGCATCTCGACGCTTTCATAACCTTGCTCTGTAACCGCAGTCGCTGCCTGATCAAGCGCGAGATGTAAGAGGGTCGCGCCTTGCTCGTTCTCGCGTTCCAACTCGCGGATCAAGTCCTGCAGAAACTGCTGGTTATTCACGATCTTGTAGGGCTCGCCCTCGTCGTTGATTGGCCAGGTATCAGCCAATGGTATCGCGCTGGTGAGGCATTCGATGCCGATGCGAATCACAAGGTGATCACCTTCGATTCCTACCGATAAAAGGTCTTGTGATGGTTCTTCTTTCATGGTGTTGATTCCTTGCTGGTGGTGGCAGCGGGTTTTTGGGTGTTTATTCGTCGTCAGGGTCGAGAGGATCAGCCAGACCGCATAATTTCCTCTGCCTGCAGAGGTGTTGGGCAGTGCCTGCAGTAGTTGAGAAGTGACATGTCATTCCTCCGCGCTGTCGATTTGCGGTCGAAGCATCTCTTCATCCGCCTTGTAGGCACGGATATCGATCAGTGAGGCGACATGCCGGATGTGTGCGTACTTTGGCGCCTTGCGGCTGGTGTCCAGCGTGGTGATGGGTAGCTGAATCCGGCCGCTGTTGATCTCCGCCACAAACGATTGTTCGTTGAGGTTGCGGAAATACTGTTCACGCACTTTTTCCAGTGGGATAAGCACGTCGCCGAAGATGCGGTAGAGCAGCTCTACAGTCACCGATTCCGGTGCCGGCATCAGTCGCAAGGGGCTTTGGCTGGTGTCCTTCATGCCGCGGCCTTGTTCGTTTTTACTGGGTGAAGATCTTTAAGTACCTCTTCTGCTGTCTGACCAAAACCCATCAAGTACTGGCCGTCAGAATTAACCCTCATCATTGCGCTGAGTGTGTACGTCTGGCATTCGCGAATGTCGAGAACGGTGTCGTAGCTCTTCATATCCAGCTCCGCCGCCAGAAACTCAACAATCGCCGCCAGTTTGCTGTGTTCCTGTTGAGCCAGACTCAGTGGTGCCGGATCGAGTTGAGCGGCGGCGCGGATTTGGTTGATCGCTTCGGCAATGTTTGCCTGGGTCCGTTGCTCCGCAGGAATGCGCAGCAGATCGATGAGGTGTTGATCAATCAGGTTGCTGTTCATGTGGTTTTTTCCTTTTGGGATGATTCCATGCGTTCAGGCAGTGCGTCTTGGTCAGCCCCCGCAGATGTTCCGGCACTTCGAGGAGCGCGGCATTGCGCTCCTCCCGTGTGCGCATGGCGACGATCTGGCGGGCGTATTCCCTAGGCCACGTCACGGTTGTCGGCCGGGATGGCGGGCAATTCGAGCCCCAGTTGCTCTGCTAGCCAGCGCATGCCGGCTTGCCGAACTTTGGTCGACTGGCTGTACTGCATGCCGGCGGTTTCGTGATACCAGGTGCCGTCCTTGATCCGCAGGTACTCGCGGTCGCGAACCGGGAATGCCGGCAGGTTGCGGTCGTTGAGAAGGCCTTTCTCGCGCATGAGCGCGATCAGTTTTGGTCGAGTTAGGCCGAAGTACTTCGCGGCTTTTTCCAGGCTGCGTTCCATCTCGGCCTCCTAGGCTGCATGCGCGGCGGGAGTCGCCACGGCAGCCAGATGGTTGATGGATTCGGCCACTTGCTCGTAGATCTCGACATCGGTGCCGCACACGGTGAAGCACTTGGTACGCGGGCGCTTCACGCCGATGCTCATGATGGTGGTGACGCCGGGACGGGTTTGCGTGCGGTGGATAGCCACATGCAATGGGAGTTCGAAGCCCATGTCGAGGCTAAGTGAGCCGCCGGTGCGCACAAGCTCGAACACCTTTTGCCTATTCTCGACATCAAACCGCGCATATTGTCGGTTAGCGTGAGGGACGTTCACTGGATCGGCTGTGTTGCTGGGGTCAAGCGGGCCGTTGGCAATCTCTTCGATAAAGTCGGCCAGCTTGAGGTGCATCTTCTTTTCGTTCTGCAAGGTCAGCGTGTGGCGCTCGCTGCCCAGTTCTACGGTGAAGAGGGTGTCAATTGTGCTGCGTTCAACCTTCAGGCGAAACGCCAGCGCTTCGCGCTGTGGCGTCGACCGCAGAGTGTGATTGAAGGTCTCGCTCAGATTGACCTGGGCATTGAGTAGTTGCAGCGTGCGGTTGTCGAGTTTGAACTTGCTCATGCTGCGTGCCCTCCGCCGTTCGGATCAAACGGTGCGGGTGCGGCTCGGGTCGCAAGCTTGGGTTTGTGGGGAATGAACGCGCATCCGAGGTATTGCGCTAGGCGGCGGACTTCCATGATGCGGGATGGGTTAGCAGCGGCCGGATGGACGTGCAGGGTGGCTGTGGTGTGCATGGTGTTGCCTCGCTCTGTGGTGGAAGAGTGAGGCAAATATCAACTACTGGTTGATTTGTGTCAACTATCGATTGATTTGTCGGATTGGCGGGCATTTGAGTGCGCACTTATCATTCGGGCATGAACGCCCCTACGACTTTTCCGCAAATGTGAGTTTCTTCTGTGATGTCAATGATCGGGTATTGCGGATTGATCGGTCTCAAATACTGGCGGCCCGCATCGGCCACCAGTACCTTAAACGTAACTTCGTTCGTTCTGGGAACCCTGGCGATTACTCTGTCTCCGGTGTGAGTTTCGACTTCGGGATCGACAAAAATAATGCATCCTGCAGGGTAGCTTCGTCCTGGGCCCGGATTTGTCATGGAGTCGCCTAGAACCTTCAAGGCGTAGCCGCTATCGCTTATGGGCACCGGGCAAGATAGCCAGCTATCAGCGTGATACGGCTCAAAATTCGAGATGGCCTCGTTCCATGCCCCTGCTTGCACCCATGAAATCAATGGCACCTTCCCGAAGCGCTCAAGCATTCCGCTGACATTGCTCTGATCCCCTACTCGAAGCTGGTGGACGTTGCTTGCACCGTCCTGTTCCTTGGGGAGTACGCCATATTCCAACCATTCGCGGCGCACCTTCAGCCATGAGCAAAGCGCGGTCATGCTATCGGCTTCAGCCATCGCTTCGCCGTTCAGCCATTTGCTTATGGCTTGAGTCGTTTTGACTACGCCAACATGTTTCAATTGTTTGTGGATGTCCACGCCACGACCTCGGCTACGAATGCCGGCATCGTCTAGGGCTTCATGTAAGCGCTTGCTGAAAGCTACGCGCAATTCGTTTTTATCAACCATGGGTTGAGAGTTACATGAACCTTGCGCAAAAGTCAGTTGATCTATAATATCAACTCAGAGTTGATAAATGGAGGTTGCCATGCTGCAGCCCACTGATTTTCCGAACGCTATTGCGTTCGCTTTCGAAGCTGTTGGAGGTATCGGTGCTGCTGCAAAGGCTTGCGGAAGAAGCTATCAAGCATTGAACAAATGGCGCTTAGCTGGGTGCCTGCCCCGTACTGACTATACCGGCGAAACCAACTATGCAGAGTGTCTAGCTTTCGCTGCAGGGCAGAATGGAAACCCATTCGAAGCGTCTTGGTTGCTTGAAGCGGCAGCACCACAGAAACCAAAACTCAGTTAGAAAAAAGGCGACCCAAGGGCCGCCCAGTTCCTCCCGGCACACACCACCACAGTGCTGTCGGGTCGCAATAAAGGTCGGCGGGCACACCACATGCTAAACCACTGACCTTTATCGCGTTGCCAAGGCACGGAGGCCTTGGGTTGCTGCCTTTTCCACCACAGATAGGGCAGCTGTTGCGCCAGAGGTAAACGACGGATCGCTTGCCTCGGCACGGTGCCGGTATCGATCTTGCGGATCTAGCCGGCGTTTGGGCCCTTTCAAGCCACGCGGCAAATGTATCACCACTGCATGTCGCGCGGCACTGGCAACTTTCAAGGATTAATGCCATGAGCCGAATCGCTCTGAGTTCAGTAGACCGGGCACAGCGGGAAATATTGCCGCTCGATCTAGCGCTTTACCATGCTGCACGGGATTACCCCGGCGGCGCCGCAGCCATAGCCGCCACCACCGGTCGTAACCCGACCACGCTGCAGCATAAGTTGTCACCCACCCATCCCACGCACACCATAAACATCCAAGAGTTCGGGGAAATCCTGGAGCTGACGAAGGATCGCCGGATTCTGGATGCGGTGCACGCGTTTGTGGGGGATACGATCTGGCAGGAGTTGGCGGAGGCCTACACCAACGACATGCCTGAGACGTTGACTACTGGCATTGCTGACTACTTCAGGCAGGTCGCCGATCTGGCGGACACCTGGGCTAAGAGCATTGGCGACGGTGTTGTGACGGATCGCGAGTTGGCCGAGATTCGCCTGCAGGTGTTCCGAGGTATTCAAGGGCTTTTGGGGATGTTAAACCGCGCTGCGTACGTCAATCAGGCAACGCGGGGGGCTGACCATGGCTGATATTGCTGACTTCGCCAATGACCTGGTGCAAGAGCGTCTTGATCAAGCCCTCGCTGCACGCAACGCTGCCAAGCCTGTGTTGGCGGCGCATTCTTTCCTTTTTTGCGTAAGCTGCGACGATCCGATCCCAGAGGCTCGCCGACTTGCCCTGTTGGGCTGCGATCTGTGTGTTCTTTGCCAGTCCGCTGTTGAGTCACGGGAGGCTCGCCATGCTCGATGAGGTATTAGGGCAATTCGCAGACTACGGACTCGAACCGGAACAGCCGCTGGTATTCGGCAAACTGACTCGTTGCAAAACTTCCCAGGACAAGGGTAAGGAAAAAAACGGCTGGTATGTAGTCCATGAGCACCGGACCGAGAAGAACGAAACGCTGATTTTCGGTGGCTTTGGTGACTGGCGTTCTGGAGAGACCCAGAAAATCAAGGTCAAGGCCGGGCGTATGAGCCCCGAAGAGCGCGAAGTTATGCGTGCTCGCCAAGAGGAGGCAAAACGCAAGGCGGCTGAGATCGCTGCCAACGCTGCACGTCGAGCAGCCAACCGTGCAGCAGGCCTGTTCAAGCGTATGCCTGAGAAGGGCAAAAGCGGTTATTTGGATCGAAAGCAGATTGTCGGCTTCAAGGTTCGCTATGCGCCTCGTACCGGCGCATTTTTGGTGCCTATGTGCAACGTGCGAGATCAGATCGTCGGATTGCAGGTGATCTTCCCGGTAGTCCAAGAAGATACAGGGCGCGACAAGGCCTACTGGCCCTACGGCATGTCGAAAGAGGGCGCTTTCCATCTGATTGGCCCGCACCCGGAACCGGGGGAGCCGGTGCTGGTGTGTGAGGGCTACGCCACGGGCGCTAGCCTGCACATGGCGACGTCGCTGACAGTCGCTATCGCATTCGACGCGGGCAACTTACTTCCGGTCTCCAAGGCCATGCGCGAGCGTTTCCCCGGTTGCCCGTTGATCCTCTGCCGGGATGATGACTGGAAAACCAAACGCCCCAATGGCGAGCCTTGGAACCCAGGTGAAGAAAAGGCCAACAACGCGGCGTTAATCGTCGGTGGCCAGGTGGTCGGGCCCGTCTTCTCGGGCGAGCGTGAGATCAAGTGGACCGACTTCAACGACTTGCACATTGGCGAAGGATTGGAGGCTGTCCGCCGCCAGGTGTTGGCAGTGGTCAAACCTCCTGCAGCTGGTGGTTGGAAGGATCAACTGGCCCGCACCGAAAACGGCTCCCTGATCGCACACATGCAAAATGTCGAGCTGATCCTGGGCAATGACGAACGTTGGGCCGGCGTTATCGGTTATAGCGTGTTCAGTTCCAAAATCGTCAAACTGCGGTCCGCACCCTTTGGCGGCGGTGCCGGCGATTGGGCCGACATCGATGACATGCGGGTAATGAAGTGGCTCGCGCAGCAATACAACCTGCGGGTCAAAGCGTCCCATGTGATCGAAGCGGTCAGCGTGGTTGCCCACGACCATTCTTTTCACCCAGTGCGCGAGTATCTGGAGAAGCTGGAGTGGGACCGCGTGCCCCGGCTAGAAAGCTGGTTGACCGATGTGCTGGGCGTCCAAGCCACTGAGTATTCGGCCAAGGTCGGCAAGCGTTGGCCGATCTCGGCGGTGGCCCGGGTCATGCGCCCTGGCTGCAAGGCCGACTCGGTGATGATCCTCGAAGGTGGGCAGGGTGAAGGTAAGTCCACCGCCATGGGGATTCTCGGCGGCGAGTGGTTCATGGACACGCCGTTTGCCCTCGGCGACAAGGACAGTTTTCAAGCGATACGCGGAAAATGGATCGTCGAGTTGGGGGAGCTGGACAGTTTCAACAAAGCTGAGAGCACCAAGGCCAAGCAGTTCTTTTCGGCGTCCACCGACACCTATCGCGAGAGCTACGGCCGCAGAACGAACGACGTGCCACGCCAGTGTGTGTTCGTGGGCACGACCAACCAAGAGGAATACCTCAAGGACGCTACGGGTAACCGGCGTTACTGGCCGGTGTTCTGCAACAAGGTCGATCTGGAAAAGCTGCGTGAGATCCGCGACCAGCTGTGGGCTGAAGCGGTGTTCTGTTTTGAGGCTGGCGATATCTGGTGGGTGACGAAGGACGAGTCGTGGATGTTCGCCGAGGCGCAGGACGAGCGCTTTGTTGTGGACGAGTGGGAAGGGCCGATCCTGACCTGGTTGGAAGAGTCGCAGATCGGCGAGACCGCCACCGGCAACGAGATCCTGACCCAGGCGCTCAAACTGGACTTCGGGCATTGGGGCAAGCCTGAGCAGATGCGGGTCGGCGCGATTATGCACCGGCTGGGCTGGCGCAAGAAGCGTATGCCGGCGTTGGCAAAAAGCGGTATCCGTCAGTGGGCCTACCAGAAGCCTGCAACGTGGGGGCGTGCGTCCGCCTTGCAGCAGACTGTGGTAGAGGAGCCTTGCTTTGATTAAACGAATCGATGAAATGCTCAAGCTCTGGGCGCAGGATCTGCATTCGCCGATTCCTGAAACCTATGGTGGGGCGAGTGGCGGCAACATGATTGCCATGTTGATGGAGTGCAAGGGCGAGCTGATACGTGGCACGCGGGGTAGTCGGGTGCTGTTGGACGAATCGGCGGATATAGAGCTGATCGTCAACAAGCATCTGCCGGCGCAGCTGTCGGTGGTGGTGTGGGAACACTACTGCAATCATGAAAGCTTCCTGTCGCAGAAATACACTCATTGCGGGTGCAGTCGCGATACCTACTATCAGCGTCTACACGAAGCACACCTACATATCGCTGGTCTGTTGATGGGGAAGGCTGCATGACCCCAGGCATCACTCCGCATGTCGTCGTCCTACTGTCCGGCCTTGTCCGACTGCCGTTGAAGGTGGTTGGACAAGTGCAGGTCGCGCCGTTGCTGGGCTGTCCTACTGTCCAACCTTTGCCCGCACCATGCACACGTAAGCATAGCGGGCACGTAGTCGCGCCCATGGCGCGCATGCGTGCTTTTAGCTTTCTCTCTATACACAAGGAAAAGTTAAGTAAGGTAGGACAGTAGGTCGGAGCCCCGAATTTAGGGGGCTGTAGCTGTCCCACTTCGACTCTGAATAGTGGGACAGGTAGGACGGGACAGCAGAAGCGATGGCCGAGATGGTGTATTCACCGACATTCGCTAGGCGTTCACCCTGCGTTACCCACTTATTCACCGGGTGGCATTAAAGTGGGGTTGCTGCCACCGGAATCCACCTGTAAAAAGTACCCATCTTCGATAGGTGCGACCGCAGAGAGCGGCAGGCACCACACACCAAACCCGGCCATTGCGCCGGGTTTTTGCGTTTATGGAGTAGGGCGATGACGAACGAACAGCAAGCGCTGGCAGAGATGCCAATCTGGTTAGTGATCGTCCTGGCCTTGGTCGGCGGCGTATCGGGCGAGATGTGGCGCGCGGACAAGGATGGGGCGCGGGGCTGGGTGTTGTTGCGACGCCTGGCGCTGCGGTCCGGTGCCTGCATTGCCTGCGGGGTGTCAGCGATGATGTTGATGATCGCAGCAGGTATGTCGATCTGGGCAGCGGGCAGCTTGGGTTGTCTGACCGCGATGGCCGGCGCCGATGTAGCCATTGGGTTGTACGAGCGCTGGGCGGCGAAGCGGCTGGGCGTGTGCGAAGTGCCACCCGCAGGCGGTGAAAAGGGGTGATGTTTCTCGCCCGGGCCGCCGAAAATCGCCGGGGACCCTGGGGTTATTCGGGGGGTACGGGGTCGGAAACCCGCGGGAAAGTGTTAGCGGCAGGGTTGCCAGCTTACTGAAATTCAATCCATTGAAATTGAAAGGTTTGCATTGAAAAGCCGTTGAAAAGGAGGGCTTATGACAGAACCAATGTACCTGTCAAAGAGCGCCTTCGCGGCTCGGATCGGCAGGGCGCCCAGCTACATCACCTGGTTGAAAAACAACAACCGTCTGGTGCTCACCGCCGACGGTAAACAGGTGGATGTTACGGCCAGCGAAGCATTGATTCGCGACACCGCTGACCCGAGCAAAGCCGCCGTTGCCGATCGGCATCACCAGGACCGGTTGCAGCGTGACGTGTACAGCCAGTTGTCCAGTCAGGTCGAACCAACGTCACTGGCTGCGCCGCCGCCAGTGATTGCCCCTTCCGGGCAACTGCCGGACTTCCAAAAAGCGCGCGCGCTGCGCGAACACAACCTGGCACAGCTCGCCGAGATCGAGTTGCACAAGGCTAAGGGCTCACTGGTGTTCGCAACGGCGGTCCAGACCGGCGCTTACAACGCTGGGCGCATGTTGCGCGATCAATTGCTGGGCATGCCGCCGCAGCTGGCTCCTGAATTGGCCTCCATGACAGACCCTTGGGAAATCGAAAAGCACCTGACGGCGGCGATCCGTCGCTCGCTGGAGGATGCCGAGCGCATGTCCTCAGCGGACCTTGAACATGCACTGACTACGAGTTGACCTATGCCCACGGACATTCCGGACGGTGCAGAGGTGTACCGCGAGGCGTATTTCCGTGGGCTGCGGCCCGACCCGGATGTCTGGATCGATCAGTGGGCCGATGAGTACATGCGGATCCCGCGTGATACCGGCGCCGCGGAACCCGGCCAGTACCGGACCTCGCGCACACCATATGCCCGCGAACCCATGCGTTGCCTGTCGCCGGCTCACCCGTGCAAGCGCGTGATCACCATGGTCGCGTCGCAACTGATGAAAACCCAGATTGGTCTGAACTGGATCGGTGGCCTGATGCACATGGCGCCGTCGAACATCCTGGCGCTGTTGCCCAGTCTGGGCCTGGCCAAGCGGGTGTCGTCGCGGATCGGCAAAACCATCAAGGCGACACCGGTATTGCGCGAGCGTGTCGCGGCTAACCGCTCTCGGGACGCGCGCAATACCATGGACACCAAGGAGTTCGAGGGTGGGACGTTGTACGTCACTACCGCCGGCTCGGCGGCCAACCTGTCAGAGTTGTCGGCGCGATACGTGTACGGCGACGAGATCGACCGCTGGGAGGTGGACATCGGCGAGGAGGGTGACCCTATCGAGTTGGCGGAAACCCGGGGCAGTACCTTCGGTCGCAACGCCAAGTTCTACTTTTCCAGCTCGCCCACGATCAAGGGCGCCTCGCGAATTTCCGACCTGTTCGATGGCAGTGACCAGCGTCACTACTACGTGCCGTGTCCGAGCTGCGGCCACATGCAAACCCTGGAGTGGGAGCGCCTGCACTACTCGAAGGATTACAGCGTCGTGCACTATCAGTGCGCTGGCCCTGACTGCGACGTGCTGATCGAGGAGTTCCACAAGGGTGAAATGCTCGCCAACGGCGAGTGGCGTGCCCACGCCGAAGGCGATGGTGAGACAGTCGGGTTTCATCTCAATGCGCTGTATTCGCCCCTCGGTTGGATGGACTGGAAGTCGCTGGCCAAGCAATTCGAGAAGGCAAAAAAGGCCCAGGCCAAAGGCGATCTTGAGCCTATGCAGGTGTTCTACAACACCCGTTTGGCGAAGGTTTGGGACGCAGCGCAAGAGCAAACCAAAGCCAATGTGCTGCGAGCGCGGGCGCGCTTGGAGCACTTCGGGCTGGGTTCGATGCCGGCGACGGTGTTGATGATCACCGGTGCCGTCGACGTTCAAGCCAACCGCCTGGAGTTCATGGCCATGGGTTGGGGCGTTGGCATGGAGCGCTGGGTCATTGACTACCAGATCGTCTCGGGCGACCCCGCCGATGAGCGCACCTGGGCCGCACTGGACGAACTGCTCAAGGCCAAGTACCGCCATCCGTGCGGTGTAGGGCTCGGCATTCTCGCAGTGGCGGTCGACTCCGGTGGTCACCACACCGATGAGGTGTACCAGTTCTGCCGCGTGCGCCGCTGGCGCAATGTGTTCGCCATCAAGGGGGCTAGCAAACCCGGCAAACCGGTCATTGCTCAGCGCCCATCCATGGTCGACGTGACCTGGAAAGGCCAGACCGAACGCAACGGCGCCGAGCTGTGGTTCGTCGGTACCGATACGGCAAAGGACTGGATCTACAACCGCTATCCATTCGAAGCCGGCCCGGGTGCGTTGCACTTCGCCAATGACCTGCCCGACGACTTCTTCGATCAATGCGTCGCGGAACGCAAAGTGGCGCGCTACATCCGTGGTCATAAGCGTATCGAATGGGTCAAGGGCAAGGCAGAGCGCAACGAAGCGCTCGACCTGATGGTGTACTGCTTGGCAATGGCGCATTACCTGGGCCTCAACCGCTACAAGGAACACGACTGGGAGCGAGTGCGTCAGTCCCTGGCGCAGTCTGGCCTGTTCGACGAAGCGTTGGGTATCAAACCCGTGCAAGGTGAGCGCATCAGCAATACCGAACAGGCTACACCCGCTGTCGTACCACAACCGGCTCCGCAACCCGCTGCTCCCGTCGTGCCTTCGCGACCCGCAGCTCCGCCACCTCAACGCCGCAGCTCCAGCAGCGGTTACCTGAAGAGACGCTGACATGTCATTTACCCAAAAGCACCTCGATGCGGTTGAGGCAGCCATTGCACGCGGTGAAAAAACCGTGCGTTACACCGACCGCACCGTGGAATATCGCTCTGTCGACGAGCTGCTCAAAGCTCGCGACGAAATCCGCACCTCGCTGGTGAACTCGGCCGGACCGCGCTCCCGCGTCGTTCGGCTTTGCCACGGAGGCAAAGGACTTTAATGGCCCGCTATCCGACGCTCACCCGTAACGGATTCGTGTTGCCGTCGAACATCAAGGCCAGTTATGAAGGCGCCGGAGAGGGCCGCCGATCCACTGGCTGGGATGCACCGGACAACGGGATCAACAGTATTAACACCCCGGCGCTACGCAACCTGCGCTCTCGCTCCCGGGCAGCGGTTCGCAATGACCCGTATGCCTACAACGTGATCGACAAGCGTGTCAGCAACCTGATCGGTACCGGCATCACACCGAGGCCGAAAACCGACGACGAAGCCCTGCGCAAATTGCTGCAGGAACTTTGGGATGACTGGGTCGATGAATCCGATGCCGACGAGCGCACCGACTTCAACGGCCAGCAGGCGTTGGTGGCCCGCACGGTGGAAACCTCGGGCGAATGTTTTGTGCGGTTGCGCCCTCGTGGCCTGGACGAAGGCCTTGCGGTTCCGCTGCAGTTGCAGATTTTGGCTCCAGAGTTCGTGCCACACGATAAGTTCGAGACCACCCGCGATGGCAACTTCATCCGGGCCGGCATCGAGTTCACACCCGGCGGCAAGCGGGTGGCGTACTGGATGTACCTGGCGCATCCACGCGATGCCTCGTCGATGAATGCCGGCTACAACCAGCTAGTGCGGGTGCCGGCGGCTCAGGTGCTGCACATCTTCGAACCGGTCGAACCGGGCCAGCTGCGCGGCGTACCGCGCTTGTCGCCGGTGTTGAAGCGCCTGCGCAGTCTCGACAACTACGACGACGCGGTGCTGTTCCGGCAGGAGGTGGCCAACCTGTTTGCCGGCTTTATCAGCCGGCCAGTCCCGGAATCCGGCCCTGTGCCAAGGGACCCGGTCACCGGCCAGCCGCTGAGCCTGGATCGCGACGGCTTCACGCCGATGGTCGCACTGGAGCCCGGCACCATGCAGGAGCTGGGGCCGGGTGAAGAGGTCGAGTTCTCCAAGCCACCGGACGCCGGCAACAACTATCCCGACTTCATGCGTCAGCAGCTGATGGCAGCTGCAGCAGGGACCGGGACGCCATACGAAATCCTCACTGGCGACATGCGCGAGGTCAACGACCGGGCGCTGCGAGTCGTACTCAACGAGTTTCGGCGCCGTCTGGAACAACTGCAGTTCGGCGTGTACGTACACCAGCTGTGCCGCCCGGTTCGAGCGGCCTGGATGGACATGGCGGTTCTGTCCGGAGTCTTGCGGCTGGACGATTACGCCC